AAGCATTCAAGAATCTCTTCAAAATCTTTTGGTCGCCTTTGTTCCAATTCTTAAGCCCATGATCGAATCGCTCACCGAACTGCTTCCTAAAATACACAAATGGACAGAAGAAAATAAAGAAGGGGCCGGCCACGCCATCAAGTTCGTCACTATTTTATGGGCATTGGTCAAAGCCTTCGGCGCTCTCGGAGCGTTATTCACCGGTACCGGTGGTTTGGTGGGCTTTACCGCAATATTTACCGGAGGCGCCGCAGCAATTGCAGCCGGTACCGTACCGGTATGGGGGATGGTGGCCGCGCTCGTAGCACTGGCCGGCGCCGCCGCGGCGCTGTACTATACTCTCAACAAAGAGGGCTCCCTGAGCGTGGCGGCATGGCTTGGCGGCGAGGAGGATGGATCCCTCGCAGTGGGGGCCGATCTGTCGGAGCGACAGGTCAGAAAAGCAACGAGAGCGCTCGAGGCCATGCCGCCAGCGCTGTCCAATGTGGCAGATGCCCATTCCAAATACGACACGGCCCGATCCGACGGCATCTATAACAACACTATAGTAAACAACAACGGAGGTGCACCGGCCACTCGGGTAACAAAATTGGAGATGCCCGACCCCAGCCAGATCCTCGAGTGGCTTAGAGGACAAATTCGCGAGATCTCGGTAAAGGAGATCCTCTTCGAGGGCCGTCGCGAAGGCCTGCGCGGCATCGGAGTATTATAATATTAAAGGAGATGAAAAATGGCAGACGACACCAAAACTACTGATACGCGTCGCTCTTGGGCGGATGCATCTGTAAACACGCCTGGATTTAGTGTATCACGCTTCCAGCCAGAAATACAGAATACATATGTGCCCGCTACTGATGGGTATGCTAATCAGAAAGGAATGTACATATCTTTTTTGCATGTCCCAAGCAATTCTGTTGTTTCTTTTAAAGCGTTTATTACTGCGTACAACGAAAACTTTATATCAAGTTGGAACTCAGAGGAAGTCTATGGGCGCGCCGACCCCATCCATATGTTTAAAAACACTCAGAGAAAAATAACACTTGGCTTGGAGATCCCAGCGGCCTCTCAAAGTGAGGCATTTGAAAATCTCGGAAGAGTCCAGAAATTAGTTCAATTTCTTTATCCTCACTACACAACTTTGGCCGGCGGCGTTTTTGCTCAAACAATTTCACAGTCCCCTTTGGTGCGAATGAAGATACTAAATTTAGGCCAACGTCATGACTTTATAACACCGAAGCCTCCAACCCAAGAAGAGAAGAACAACGCGGAACTCGCCACCCTCTCTGGCACCGACAAGGGGGGCGAATATGATGATATTACTTTTAAGGATTCCTCAAACGATATTACCGTCGAGCTAGCTGA